CGCCGCAGCCCTGGCGGGCCAAATCCGCCCCACCAAGAAGCCGGACGGCGACAACGTGCTCAAGGCGGTCTGCGACGGGATCAATGGCGTCGTGTGGGCCGACGACGTGCAGGCCGTGGATCAGCACATCAGCAAGGTGTACGGCCAGCGCCCAGAGCTGCGCGTGGTCGTGGCCGCGATCTCAGGCGCCAACGCGCCGTATTAGGGTACCATTCCAGCATGGTGAAGCGGGTACGAGGGCGCAGACTGCTCGCGCAAAAGGATCGGGTGCGGCTTTTGCGCCCGCTTTGCCCGATGCCGGGGCGCGGCTGTCGCGGGTTCAGTGGGAGATGTGGCGTGCGGCAATCGTGCACCAGCTGAGAGAAGATGAAACTGCGTGAAGGGAACCTTGTGAGCCGCTACGACATTCACCCGCTGGCTGAACTTTTCCCTCGCATGAGCGGCGACGAGTACGCTGCGCTGAAGGAAGATATCAAGACGCATGGCTTGCTTGAGCCGATTTGGCTGTACCAGGGCAAGGTGCTTGACGGAAGGCACCGTTATCTGGCCTGCCTTGATGTCGGCGTCGAGCCGAGATTCCGCCAGTACGAGGGCGGCGATCCTGTTGGCTTCGTCGTCTCGCTGAACCTCAAGCGCCGGCACCTCAACGAGAGCCAGCGCGCGATGGTGGCGGCGAGCTTGGCGAACCTGGAAACGGGGAGGCCGTCTGCAAATGCGCAAATTTGCGCAGTTTCTCAGGGTGATGCGGCACACATGCTCCAAGTGTCTCGCCGCTCCGTCCAGGCCGCCGCCAAGGTAGAGCGCGAAGCGCCCGCGCCCGTCGTCGAGGCTGTGAAGGCCGGCAGGCTGTCGCTGAACCTCGCAGCGCAGGTGGCTGAGTTGCCGGACGAAGAGCAGGAAGTCGTAGCCGCCGCTGAGCCGGAGCAGATGAGGGAGGTGGCGCGAGAAGTCATCCACAACCATCGTGCTCAGGGAACCGGCGAGAACGAGTGGTACACACCGCAGGAGTACGTCGATGCGGCACGCAAGGTGATGGGTGCAATCGATCTTGATCCGGCATCAAGCGAATTGGCGCAACAGACGATCAAGGCCGGTTCGTTCTACTCAATGGACGACGATGGATTGCGGCACGAGTGGAGTGGCCGCGTCTGGTTGAACCCGCCCTACTCGCAGCCGGCTATTCACGAGTTCATGCAGAAAGCCGTGGACGAGTTCAAGGCCGGCAACATGACGGAGTGCATCGCGCTGACGCACAACTACACGGACACCAAGTGGTTCCACCTGGCGGCAGAACACGCGGCAGCAATATGCTTCACTCGAGGTCGCATTGCCTTTGTGTCGCCTGACGGCAAGAAAGCGGCACCAACACAGGGGCAGGCGTTCTTCTACTTCGGTGGCCGCATCGACGCCTTTGCTGCCGAGTTCAGCCGCTTCGGCTTCGTGATGGTGAAGCCATGAGCTTCAAGCGTCAGCTCACAATCGGCAGCGTTGGCGAGAGCTTGATAGCTCGTTGGCTGATGGCGCGTGGGCATGCCGTGCTGCCTGTGTACGAGATCGAGACGTCAAGCGGCAAGGGTCCGCAGTTGTTCTCTGGCAGTGGAGGTCTGGTTGCGCCTGACATGCTGGTCTTCACGGCAAACGGACAGATGTTCATTGAGGCGAAGCACAAGAGCGTGTTCACGTGGCATCGCAACACGCAGCAATGGACAACTGGAATCGACTTGCAACACTACAGGGACTACCTTCTGGTTGCAAAGCAAACGCGACTGTCGGTGTGGCTGATGTTCCTGCACAAGAGCTCTGTTCCTGATGAGCGCGACGTCAAGCATGGATGCCCAGAGAAGTGTCCGACTGGGCTGTATGGCGGGGAGTTATTCGACTTGGTGACGAAAGAAAACCATCGGTCGAAAGAGCTTGATTTGTATCGTGACGGGTTCAAGGGACACGGCAAATCTGGCATGGTGTATTGGGCAATTGGCTCGTTGCGGTTGTTGGCATCGCTTGACGAAGTCATGGATGCAGGACTGCGTGTGGCATGAACATCCTGGACTGCATGGGCGGCTGGTGTAAGCAGCGTCACAGGTGCCGCAACTACGTGGCACCTACCGACAGGCGAGAACCAGTCGAGCGACTGTGCCTGCAGGGGCGTGATGTGCCGACGCCAAGGCTGGCGTCGGCAGCCCTGGCTATGACCCGAGCGTGGAATAATGCGCGCATGGTGGAGCGTCTACGCGGGCGCAGACTGCTTGCGCAAAAGGATCGGGTGCGGCTTTTGCGCCCGTTGTGTCCTATGTGTTCGGCAGAGGGCCGCGTCGTAGCCGGTGTCGAGCTGGACCATCGCGTGGCTTTGGTCAACGGTGGGAGTAACGAAGACGAGAACATGGACCTTCTGTGCGTCCCTCATCACAGACTGAAGACCGCGGAAGATATGAACTTCGCGCCTCGCGGCTGTAATGTCCGCGGCGATCCGACAGACCCTCGTCATCCCTGGGCGCAGACGGGAGGGGGGTGAAAAAGTCGAAAACTGATCAGTCGGGAAACCGTCCGCGCAGTCTTTTTTTACCCCAAACCGTCACTATGCCGAAACGAGTCCGTTCATCCGACACTGTCGCTGGCGCGGCGCAGGCATTCATCGATGCTGCGAAAGGCCTAGCCGAACCGCCGAAACACGTCACGCTGCGGCCGCAGGATCGGCCGTACTGGGATGCGATCGTCGCGAACAAGCCGCGCGATGAGTGGCTGGAGGTTCAGCTCGTCGCAGCCGCGCAGCTCGCCCGCACGCAAGCCGACCTCGAGGAGTGGTCGGCACAGATGGAGCGTGAAGAGCCAGTCGTCTTCGTTGCCCCCAACGCGACGCCGAGGCCGAATCCGTTGTTGGTGGTGATCGAGCAGGCGACTCGCCGGCAACTTGCGCTCATGCGCGCCTTGGGCCTTGTGTCTACAGACGATCCTGCGGACGCCAAGAAGCGGCAAAACACCTTGAAGGCCGCGCGCAAGATTCGCGAGCAGCTGGCGAGCGAATCGTTGATTGCAATCTGAGAATGAGCCGCAAAGCTGCTCCGAGGACAAAGCCGATTGAGAAGATGACGCGCGGCGAGAAGGTCGTCGCGTTCATCGAGGAGTACTGCCGCGTTCCGGAAGGCAAGAACGTTGGCGAGCGGATTGTTCTGGAGCCGTTCCAGCGCAGGTTCATCCTTGACGTCTACGACAACCCGCACGGCACGAGCCGCGCCTACCTGTCCATCGCGCGCAAGAACGGGAAGACGGCGCTCATCGCCGGCATCGTGCTCGCGCACATCGTCGGGCCTGTGGCCGAGCAGAACTCGCAGATCATCAGCGGCGCGCGCTCGCGCGACCAGGCCGCGCTCGTCTTCAAGCTCATGACGAAGATGATCGCGATGGAGCCGCGGCTGGCGCGCATCACGCGCATCGTCCCGTCCAGCAAGATCATTGTCGGCTTGCCTCGCAACGTCGAGTACCGCGCCATCTCTGCCGAGGCGAAGACCGCGCACGGCCTGTCGCCTGTGGTTGCGATCCTTGACGAAGTTGGGCAGGTGAAGGGGCCGCAAGACGACTTCGTGGACGCGATCGAGACGTCGCAAGGCGCGCACGATCGGCCGCTGCTGCTGGCCATCTCGACGCAAGCCGCGAGCGACTCGGACCTGTTCTCAATCTGGATCGACGATGCGCGCACCAGCAACGATCCGACCATCGTGCTGCACGTGTACGAGGCGCCGAAGGACTGCGACTTGCTCGACGAGGAAGCGTGGCGCGCGGCCAATCCGGCCGTCGGCAAGTTTCGGTCGCTGGACGACTTGCGCCGCCTCGCCGAGAAGGCGCAGCGCATGCCGAGCTTCGCGCCTACGTTCCGCAACCTGAACCTCAACCAGCGCGTTGAAGCCAGCGCGCCTTTCGTGTCGAGGGAGGTGTGGGACGAGAACGCAGACGAGCCGGGGTCGATTGAGGGTCAGGAAGTTTTCGGCGGGCTGGACCTCGCTTCTGTGTCCGACCTGTGTGCGCTGGTGCTGGTGTCGCGGTCTGGGGATGTTGTACCGACGTTCTGGCTGCCGGCCGAGGGGTTGGTCGACAAGGCGCGCGAGGCGCGTGCGCCGTACGACGTGTGGGCGCAGCAGGGCCACTTGTTGACGACGCCTGGGCGCGCCATCCAGTATGAGTTCATCGCCGAGTACCTGCGCGGCGTTTTTGATCGCTGCGACGTGCGCGCGCTCGCGTTCGACCGATACAACATGCGCTTTTTGCGCCCTTGGCTCGAGCGCGCCGGGTTCACCGAGGACGAGATGGCGCGCTTCGTGGACTTCGGGCAAGGGTTCGTGAGCATGTCGCCTGCGCTGCGTGAGCTGGAGTCGCGGCTGCTCGCTCGCCAGCTGCGTCACGGCAATCATCCCGTGCTGCGCATGTGCGCGGCCAACGCTGCGGTCGTCATGGACCCTGCAGGCAACCGCAAATTTTCAAAGAATAAAGCCACCGGGCGTATCGACGGGATGGTCGCGCTCGCTATGGCCGTGGGCTCGATGCCAAGTGAAGTCGAGGATGGAGACCTTGACGGTTTCATTTCCGCTCCAATCACGGCGAGGTACTGAAGCGCATGGGCACCATCTACCAATCGTTGCGGCGCTGGTTCGGCGCCATTGGCGCCACTGGCCAGCAAGCCGGCATTCAGTACGGCGAACCTTTCGCGCGCATCGGATCGACGCCGGAGTCGGCGAAGGACTACGGCATGGATGGCGCGATGCAGCTGTCGGCGGTGTGGAGTGCCGTTGAGCTGCTTGTCGACAACATCGCGTCGTTGCCGCTGTTCGTCTACAACCGTTCAACGCAGGAAGAGGGCCACAAGACGCTTGCGCGCGACGCCTACCTCTTCAGGCTGCTGCACGACGAGCCCAATCGGCGGATGACGCCGATGGAGTTCTATCAGTTCCTGACCTTCAACTTCCTTTTGCGCGGCAACGCTTATGCGCGGCTGATTCGCGGCGCCAACGGCGAAGTGCTGGAGATGTGGCCGTTGGCCACCGATCAGGTCGAAGTCGAGGTGTTGCGCGATCGATCGGTCGTGTACAAGTACTACTACGAGGGCACGATCGTCGTGTACGCAGCCGACTCAATCCTTCATTGGAAAGACAAGGGCAACGGCATCGTCGGCATGGACCGCCTGTCGTACATGCGCCAGTCTGTCGCGCTCGCTGTCGACGCTCACAATCACACCAACAACGTCTACCGCAAGTCAGCCAAGCGCCCTGGCGTCTTCATGATCGACAAGCTGCTGACGCAAAAGCAGCGCGACGAGATCCGCGCCAATTACAAGGGGCTGGTCGAAGGCAGCGAAGACGACCTGCTCGTGCTTGAAGCTGGCGCGAAGTTTGAGCCGCTGAACATGACGCCGGCTGACTTGCAGCTGCTTGACACGCGGCGCTTTTCGATCGAGGAGATCGCTCGCTGGTTCGGCATCCCCGGCGTGCTCATCAACGACACGACGAAAGCCACGACGTGGGGCTCGGGCATCGAGCAGATCATCCAAGGTTTCTACAAGTTCAGGCTGCGGCCGATGATCGCGCTGTTGGAGCAGGCGATCGAAGCGCGCGTGCTCACCGCCGCGCAGCGCAAGCGCTACACCGTCGAGTTTTCGCTGGACGCGTTGCTGCGCGGTTCGTTGAAGGAGCGGCTGGAGATCGGCGCGCGAGCCGTTCAGAACGGATTGATGACGCGCAACGAGTGGCGCCAGCTGGAGAACCTGCCACCGATGGAAGGTGGCGATGTGCTCACTGCGCAGTCCAATTTGCTTCCGATCACGAAACTCGGCGACAATTCGACTCGCGCCCAGGGCGGCGCATCAACAGACGGCGAGGCACCCGATGCTTCAAAAGACACTATCGCTCAGTGACGTTCAGCTCAAGTTCGCCGGCGGCAAGGGCGAGGACGCCTGGACGTTCTCTGGCTACGCCTCGAAGTTCAATGGCGTTGACGCCTATGGCGACACGATCTTGCCTGGCGCGTACTCGAAGGTGCTCAAGGCGATTCGCTCGGGCGCGGCGAGGATGCCCAAGATGTTCGTGAATCACCGCTCGTGGGAGCTGCCTGTTGGCAAGTGGCTCAAGATTGGCGAGGACTCGGATGGGCTGCTCGTCGATGGCGAGTTCACCAAGGGCATGCCTACTGCCGTCGCTGTGCGCGCTGCGCTTCAACACGAAACAGTTGACGGCCTGTCTGTTGGTATCCGGCTCGACCCGAATGAGGTCGAGACCGTCGACAAGGGCGACGGATCGCGCCCGCAGCGCATCATCAAGTCGGTTGCTGAACTTGCCGAGATCTCCATCGTCACCTTCCCGGCCGACGACGCCGCGCGCATCGATGTCGGGTCAGTGAAGTCTGCGATCGAAGGGTTTACCTCTCTTTCTGAGTTCGAGGACTACATGCGCGACGTTTGTGGTTTCTCACGGTCCGCGGCGAAGGCGTTCGTCTCGGGCATCAGCAAGGCCAATGCCCGGAGTGAGTCCGTGGTTGCGACCGAGCTCCCGCAAGACCTCGTTCGGCTCATCGCCGACAATCTCAACTTTGCCAAACACGTCCTGAAAGGAATGGCACCATGACCACCGAGTTCATTACCGAGATCAAGGCGCTGGCCCAGACCCAGTCGCTGCTGCTCGACACCACCAAGGAGCTGAAGGCCTGGTCCGAGAAGGCCAACGGCGAGATCGCCGCCAACAAGACCGTCGCCAGCGAGACCAAGGCCGCGCTCGACAAGCTCGCGGCTTCCGCCAACGAGCTGACCGAGCGGTGCCTGCAGCTGGAGAAGAAGGTCGCCGCCGGCTTCGAAGACGGCACCGACCACAAGCCGCGCGACATCGGCGATCTGTTCGTGAAGAGCGAAGCCGTGCAGTCCATGATGGCCGGTCGCTCAAAGTTCGCCCGCCTGGAGATCAAGGCTGCGATCGTCAACGCCACCGGCCAGAACCAGCCGCTGGTGCCCGACATGCGCGTGCCCGGCATCATCACGCCGCCCGAGCGCGTGTTCACGATCCGCGACCTGCTGCCGGTGGGCCGCACCTCGTCGAACATGATCCAGTTCACCAAAGAGAACGTCTTCACCAACAACGCTGGCCCGCAGTACGCCTCGCCAAACTACGAGAACGTGCTGAAGCCGGAGAGCGGCATCACGTTCACGCTGGCGAACGCGCCTGTCGTGACGCTGGCGCACTGGATCCCGGTGTCGCGCCAGGTGCTCGACGACGCGCCTCAGCTGCAAAGCTACGTGAACGGGCGGCTGATGTACGGCCTGAAGCTGGAGGAGGAGGACCAGCTGCTCAACGGCTCGGGCACCAGCGGCAACATCAAGGGCCTGCTCACCACCGGCAACTTCGTGGCGTACAACCGCGCCCAGACCGGCGACACCAACATCGACACGTTGCGCCGTTCGATCACGCAGGCCGCGCTGAGCGAGTACCCGGTGGACGCCATCGTGCTCAACCCGGCCGACTGGGAAGAGATCGAGCTGACGAAGACGCAAGACAACGCGTACGTGATGGCCAACCCGGTGTCCATGGCTGGGCCGCAACTGTGGGGTCGGCGCGTCGTGCCCACCAACTCGATCGCGGCCGGCACGTTCCTCGTCGGCGCGTTCCAGATGGGCGCGCAGCTGTGGGACCGCATGGACGCCGCGGTGCAGATCAGCTACGAAGACGGTGACAATTTCAAAAAGAACATGGCCACGCTGCTGGCGGAAGAACGCCTGGCGCTCACTGTCTATCGGCCGGCCGCGTTCATCAAAGGCACCTTCTGACGCAGTGACTGCGTGCTGGGCGGGAACGGTTCTTTGGGCCGTTCCCGCCCTTTTCATTCGGAGAACGTCGAATGGAACTTGTCGATGTGGTGGCGCTAGCCCACTTCGAAGATTCTCGGGTCGGCAGCGTCGCGCGTAAGCAGCGCGTGCGCATCTCCGCTGAACTTGCCGATCAGCTCGCCAGCATGGGGCTCGTCCAGCGTGTTGTCCCTTTCGAGCCGGCGACGACCGCGCCCGTTCCATTCAAGGGCGATGGAGCGGGCGAGTTGTCGCCGTCGTCGCTTCCGGCCCATCACTCACACGCAGCGACTGTGACCTCGTCGCTGCAGCCCGAGTCGAGCGAGGATGGCGCGTCATCGTCATCAACGACTCCTGGCAACTTCTCCCCGACGCAGACGTCCTCTACGCCTGCGACGGCACCTGGTGGGACGTCAAAGGCGCGCAGGCGCGCGAGTTCAAGGGCGAGCGATGGACGCAGGACCGAGGTGCCGCCGTCAAGCACCAGCTGAACTACGTCGAGTCGCGGAGCGCTCCAGGCCTGGGCCGCGGCGGCGTCATTCACCAAGGCGGCAACAGCGGGTACCAGGCGATCAACCTCGCCCATTGGTGGGGTGCGCGCAAGATCGTTCTGGTCGGCTTCGACTGCTCCAACGCGCCGGACGGTCGCGCGCATTGGTTCGGACAGCACGAGCGGCCGTTGTCGACGCGTCAGCCGTTCGACATGTGGCTGCGTCTGTTCCCGACTCTCGCGCGCGACCTCGAAGCCGAGGGCGTACCTGTTGTCAACGCGAGTCGCGCGACTGCGCTCACATGCTTCGCTCGCGCGGCGCTGGAGGACGCGATTGATGCGGCTGCCTAAAGAAAGCGTTCGCGGTGCGATCCGCGCGTTCATTGAACGTTTTGCGTGGCTGCTTGGCGACGACGTGCTGGAAGTAGGCTCGCGTGCGCACGATCCTGGCGCGTGGTGGATCATCAACCGCGACCTCGCGCTCGGCCAGTGGACCGGCGTCGACATGCAGCCCGGTCACAACGTCGATCGCGTCGTCGACATGCACACTCCACCTGAAGAGTGGCGCGGCCGATTCACCGGCGTGCTTTGCTCCGAGGTGCTGGAGCATGTTCGGCGCCCAACTGTCTTCCTTGAGGGTGTGCGCAGCGTGATGCGCCCGGGAGGGCTGCTGGTCGTGACGACGCTGTTCTCGTTCCCAGAACACGGCTTCCCGAATGACTACCGGCGCTGGACACGCGCTGGGCTGGAAGCGGAGCTGGAGGACGCCGGATTCACGCGCATAGAGACGTTCTACGACGGCGTCTCTACTGTTCACCTCAACGATCACGGCGAGCCTGGCACGACACGGCGCGATCTTCCGCGCCACGTCTTTGCGGTGGCGAGGGCGCCAGCATGATACAGTTGTTGACGACGACCGGAGCGCGCCCGCTGGCCTTCTCGCTGTGCGTGCGGTGGATGGCGCGGCAGACCTATCTTGGCCCCGTCAGCTGGATCATCGTCGATGACGGCCCGGAAGAAGTTTCCGCGCCGGCCATCCGCGGCTGGTCGATTGGGCTCGTGCGCCCGACGCCGCGCTGGCGTCCTGGCGAAAACACGCAGGCGCGCAATCTGCTCGCCGGCCTCGAAGTCGCCTCGACTTCTTGGCCGCTCTTCGTGATCGAAGACGACGACTGGTACTCGCCAGACTACCTGCGCGTGGTCACAGATTGGGTGCAGGAAGCCCCGCTCGTGGGCGAGGGCAAGGCGAGGTACTACAACGTCGCCTTGAGGCGCGGGATGGAGCATCTGAACGTCCGCCACGCAAGTCTGTGCTCTACCGGTATGGACGGGTCGACGATCCCTGCGTTCCGCGACGCTGTGCGCCGCGGCGATTGCTTCATTGACATTGACTTGTGGGCGCGAGCGAAGCACAAGAAGGTCTTCGTCGGCACACATCACTGCGTGGGCATCAAGGGCCTTCCCGGCCGGCCCGGCATCGGGATAGGTCACTCGCCCGACTTCAAGGGAAAATCCGACCCCGAAGGCGCGCTGCTGCGCTCGTGGATCGGCAACGATGCGGAGGTCTACCTTGGTCAAACCCCCTAAGCCTATCGCTGGCCAGACGCTCGCCCCGTTCATCGACCTCGAAGATGTTCGCGCTCACCTGCGCCTCGACGCTTCCGGGTCGCCGCCGACGCACCCCGACGACGACTTGATCGAGGCGCTTGTCGAGGCTGCGCGCGACTTCATCGAAGGTTACACGGAGCAGTCCTGGGCCGTTCGAACGTTTGAACAGTCGCTGGCGGCGTTCCCAGCCGGCCAGATCGAGCTGGGCATCGGCCCGTACATCTCGCTCACTTCGATTGAGTACAAGGATGAAGACAACGCCGACGCGACGATCGACCTCGACGATGTGGTGGTGGACTCGTATGGCGACCGCGCGTTGGTGTATCCTGCGGTGAACTTCGTCTGGCCGCCGACGTACCAGAGTCCCGTCGCCATCACCATCACATTCAAGGCCGGCTTCGGCCCGACAGCGAGTTCGCCCATCGAGACGGTTCACCCGGTGCCCAAGGCGGTGCGCGCCGCCGCACTGCTTATCGTCGGCCACCTCTACGAGAACCGCGAGGACACTGTTGAGAAGGCGCTCGCGTCGATTCCGATGGGTGCCTTGGCGTTGATTCAGCGCTACCGCACACGGCAGGGAGTGTGATCGTGCGCGCAGGCAAGCTCAGGTTCCGCGTCGACATCGAACAGCCGATGCCTACCACCGACGCTGCTGGCGGCGAGGTGCCTGCGTTCGAGCTGTACGCGACTGTGTGGGCCGACATCATGCCCCTCAAGGGCCGCGAGCGCCTGGCTTCTGACCAGGTGGTCGCCGAGGTCGACACGCGCATTGTGGTGCGGTGGAGCGAGCAGATCGACGCTGTCACGCCCAAGTGGCGGATTGTCCACGATGGGGCCGTTTACGACATCAAGTTTGTCGGCCACATCGGGCTGCGCCAGCGCGAGGTCGAGTTCATGTGTCAGTCCGGCGTCAACGAGGGATGAGCCGTGGCCATAGCTGGGCGCGTATTGGGTCGTTCTTCGAGGGCTGGGGCGGAGACACACGTCGCTGGTTTGCGTGAGCTCCTGGCTGGTCTTTCTGAGCTGCCATTCGAGCTTGGCAAGGGCGCCATCTACTCTGCGCTGGGCGGAGCCGCGCGCGTCGTGCGCGACGCCGCGGCCGCCCGCGCGCCGGTCATCGACGGCAACGCGCCCATGGTTCAGGCCGGCTACCGCGGCGTTGGCACAATGAAGCGCGCGATACGCGCCTCGCGCTCGAAGATCAACAAGGGGCAGGCCGGATTGTGGGAGGTCATCGTTCGCGTCAAGCCGCTGAAGAAGTCGCAGGAGCGCAAGCTCGGCCGGCGAGGCGCGAAGAATCCCAACGACCCCTACTACTGGTGGTGGGTGGAGTTTGGAACGTCGAAGATGGCGGCTCGCCCTTTCATGCGGCCCGCGTTCAACGACACCAAGGCCACGCAGCTGGAGATCATGCGCAAGCGCATGCGCGTCGGCATCGAGCGCGCGGCCAAGAAGATTGAGCAGGAGGTGCGCCGTGCAGCTTGAGCAAGCGATCTACGACGCCTTGACAGCGTCGCCAGGCACCGCGGCCGGGCCGAACGTCACTCCGGGCGTGGCGCCGCAAGGCACCAGCGCCCTGCCGCGCATCACGTTTGCGCGCGTGGGCAACTCGCCGTCTCTGACGCTTGGCGGCAACGCCGGCGTCGACTTCGTGCGCATTCAGGTCGACTGCTGGGCGGCTAGCTTCGTCGCGGCGAAGGCGCTCGCCGAGGAAGTTCGCGACATCCTCGAAGCACAACCGTTCAAGGCGTTGCTGCAAAGTGACTTCAGCGCCTACGAGGCGGACACCAAGCTGCACCGTTGGTCGGCCGACTACCGCTGCATCGACAAGTTGTGACCCCTTTCGGCCGACAAGCCTCGGCCTTCAGGCCGGGGAGGATGTCAAGATTTTTCCCCGCAAGCTCAAAAATCGGCGAAAATTCCACGCGGCTAGCCCCGCAGTTTCTTCTCACGAAAGGCCCATCACATGAGCTCAAATGCCCTCGAATCACAAGGCACCACCCTTAAGATCGCCACCCTCGGCTCGCCGGCCACATTCGTGGCAATCCCTGACGTTCGGGACATCAACTTCCGCACCGGCTCGGCCACCGTCATCGACACGACCGACCTGAGTGCCACCACCGCGAAGACCAAGCGCATGGGCCTGCCCGACGAAGGCCAACTGACGTTCACGCTGATGTTCCGCCCTCAGCAGGCGCAGCATGCTGAACTCGTTGCGGCGAAGGCCGATCGCAAGGCGCGCAACTTCCGCGTCGTGCTCACCGATGCGTCGCCGGCGACCGAATACGAGTTCGCGGGTTACGTCCTGTCGATCCCCATCTCGGCTGCTGTCGACGGCGTCATCGAGTCAAACGTCACCGTCGAGATCGACGGTCCGGTCACCGAGGTCTAAGCCGTGGGCCTCTCGCGCGACGCTATCCTCGCTGCGGAAGACCGGAAGGTCGAGGAAGTTGAAGTGCCGGAGTGGGGTGGCACCGTCAAGGTCGCCACGATGACGGGCACGCAGCGCGACTCGTGGGAGCAGTCTCTCGTCGGCAAGACCGGCGTCAACATCGCCAACATCCGCGCTCGCCTCGTGGCGGCGTGCGTTGTGGACGACTCTGGCGCGCGGCTCTTCACCGACGAAGACGCGATCGCTCTCGGCAACAAGAGCGCGATTGCGCTCGATCGGGTTGCGAAGGTCGCGCAGCGCCTCAATGGGCTCGGCAAGGAAGATGTCGAGGCGGCACGGGGAAACTGATTCGCCGCCCCGAGCGGCGATTCTACTTCGAGCTCGCCGAGCGCCTCGGGATGCCTGTCGGCGAGATGCTTCGGCGAATGGATTCGGCAGAGATCACGGAATGGATCGCGTTCTATGACCTGAGAGCCAATCCGCCGAAGAAAGCGCAGACGCCAGAGGAGATTCGCGCGACACTGTCTCAGATGATGCACCTGAAGCGAAGGAAGCGCAGTGGCTAGCCTCGGTTCTCTTGTTGTTTCGCTCGCGATGGACACGGCCCGGTTCACGGGCGACGTGGGCAAGGCAACGCAGCAGATGGCTCGCCTCACGGCTGAGGCAGGAAAGATCGGCGCGGCGATCAGCGCCAGCATCGGCGCCGGCATTGCGGTCGTCGGGTCGCTCGTCAAGTCGTCGATCGATGCCGCAGATGCCACGACCAAGCTCGCGTCGTCGATCGGCATGACGACTGAGCAGCTGTCTCGGTATGCCTACGCCGCCGAGCTGGCCGGCTTGTCGCAGGAAGAGCTCGGTGCGTCGGTCTCCAGGCTGGCCCGAACCGTTGCGGATGCGGCTGCTGGCGGCAAGTCGGCTTCGGACGTCTTCGCCTCGATGGGCATCAGCGTCCGAGGCGCCAACGGCGAGATCAAGAGTTCATCCGCGATCCTGGCCGAGGTTGCCGACAAGTTTGCGTCGTACGAAGACGGGATCGAGAAGACTGCGCTGGCCCAGGAGCTGTTCGGCAAGAGTGGCGCGCGGCTGATTCCGTTCCTCAATCAAGGATCGGCCGGCCTCGCTGAACTCGCCAAGGAAGCCGACGCGCTCGGCATCACGCTCACCGACTCTGCCGGCCGCGCGGCCGAAGAGTTCAACGACAATCTGAAACGACTTCAGAAGGTCAAGGAGGGCTTGGGCCTGCAGATCGCGCAAAAGCTATTGCCGACTCTGGAGTCGTTGACCAAGCAGTTGTTTGACTCCGCGAAGAACAGCAATGCGTTCGGCCGCGCGGCCGAGGTCGCCGCGACTGGCGTGAAGTTGCTCATCTCTTCTGGCGCAATTCTCGTCGGGGTGTTCAAGACGATTGGCGATGCCCTGGGCGGCGTCGCGGCCGCCGCGGTCGCGCTTTTCCAGGGTGAGTTCAAACGCGCGGCGAGCATCGCTGCGGATGCTGTTTCCGGAATCGGCGCCAACATCAAGGGCACCGCCTCAACCGTCGCCGCCATCTGGGAGGAAACAGGCAAGAAGGTCGAGGGTGACGCGCTGAAGACGGGCGGCAAGCTCGCTGCGCCGATCGTCCTCGCGGCTGAAAAGGTGCGCAAGGAAGCGAAGGCGATCAAGACCGAAGCCGAGAAGATCTATGAGCAGGTCGAGCGGCGCCTGTCTGCGCTGCAGCTTGATGTCGACACCGCAGGCGCCAGCGACCGTATCAAGGGCCTCATCGAGCTGACGCGGCTAGGCGCCACCGGCGAGCAGCTCCAGCGGTACCTCGACTTGAGCGCCGCGCTCGAAGCGTACAAGGCCAAGGTCGAGGCCACGGCGGAGGCTGAGCGCGCACGCATGGATTTGCTTCGTGAAGGTGCGTCGCTCACGGAGAAGATGCGCACGCCTTCGGAGGTGTTGGCTGACGAGCTTTCGCGCTTGAACAGGCTGCTTGAAGCTGGAGCGATCACCTGGGAGACGTACTCGCGCGCGGTCTTCGCCGCGCAGGACGCATTCGACGCCGCGCAGCCGTCCATCGATGCTGCTGCGTCTAAGGCCGAGCAGTTCGTCAAGCGTGCCAAGGAAAACATTCAGGACGCTTTTGGCGAGGGCCTCTACAACATGATGAACGGCAACTTCACCAAGATCGGTGACTCGTTCGTCCGCCTCATTCAGCGCATGGTGGCCGAGGCGCTCGCCGCCAAGCTGGCCGAGGCTTTGTTCAGTGGCGGCAGCAGCGGCTTCGGCGGAGCTCTTTCAGCCATTGGCGGAGCACTCTTCGGCGGCAAGGCCTATGGCGGCCCAGTGTCTGCTGGGCGGCCCGTGCTTGTTGGGGAGCACCAACCCGAGGTGTTCATCCCGAGCACATCCGGCAACGTCGTTCCAGTCAGCAACATGGGTCGCACAGTCAACCTCACGGTGAATGTGCAGGCGACACCAGGCATGAGCAGACAAACCGCGCTTCAGCAAGGCCAGCAAATCGGCGAAGGCATTCAGCGCGCGATGGTTCGCAACGGGTGACACATGGCATTCTTTGAGGAGCAATTCGACGTTCGTCTGTCATACGGAGCACGTGGCGGCCCCGTTTGGAGCACGTCTGTTGCGAAGGTGCAAAGTGGGCGTCGTTCCGCGAATCGCAACTGGAGCGCGCCGCTGCACCGCTACAACGTCGGTCACGCTGTCAAGACGAACGAGGATTTCGAGATCGTGCGTTCGTTCTTCTACGTGGTGTTCGGTCAGTACGACGGGTTCCGGTTCAAGGACTGGAGTGACTACGAGGCGACACAAGCCAACTCTTCCGCCACGCTGATCACCGGTAACACCTATCAGCTTCAGCGCAAGTACACCGTCGGCAACCGAACCTTTCTGCGCAAAATTCAGAAGCCGCGTCCTGGCGTGCAGGTGCGCCGGCTGCGTTCCGGCACATGGTCGAATGCGACCGCGACCGTGGACACAACGACCGGCATCGCCACGATCAGCGGTCACATCGCCGGCGACACCTATGCCTGGGTCGGCGAGTTTGACGTGCCTGTCGCCTTCATGTCTGACGAGATGGAGGCTGAGATCGTGGACCAGGGCGACGATGAGTTTCTTGTGCGCTGGCCCCAGATCATCGTCGAGGAGATTCGCTTGTGAAGACGTTCGCGGCGAATCTGGGCGCGCACTACCTGACGCGCTCGCTGACGCTGGCGCACTGCCTGCGCATTCAGCGCAAAGACGGCAACGTGTTCCGGTTCACTTCGCACGACGCAGACATCACTGTGGCGGGCGAGACGTACCTTGCCGGCCCAGGCCTGGAACTCAGCGACGTCGTGTACACCGCCGGCCTTGCGCCAGACAACATGGAGCTGCGCATTTTGTACGCCGACGCGGCGATCACACGCGCAGACCTTCTCGCCGGCCGGTGGGACAATGCGGAGTTTCACCTGTTCGAGGTGAACTACCTCGACCCATCCGGAGGCACGAACGTCCTGGTCACCGGCACAACAGGCGAGGCCAAGATCGGGCGTGATAACGGCTTCACGATCGAGCTGCGGTCATTGAAGCAGAAGCTCGGACGTGCCGTCGGTGCAGTCACTCAGAAGACGTGCCGTTATCGCCTTGGCGACAGCAACTGCACCAAGCAGCTCGCGCCTTTCACCTTCACTGGGGTGCCGGTCACCGCCGCGGCGTCCCCGCGCCAGTTCACCGCGGCGTCTCGCAACGAGGCGGCCGGTTACTTCAAGGAGGGGCTCGTCACTTTCACGACAGGGCTGAATGTCGGCTTGCAGCGCAAGGTGAAAGCGTTTTCCGCAGGGGTGTTTGAGCTTGTCGCCCCGTTTCCCTTCACGATCGCGATCGGCGATCAGTTCACTGCTGTCGCCGGGTGCCAGAAGCGATTGGAGGACTGCCGTGACAAGTTCAACAACGTGCTCAACTTCGGCGGCGAGCCGCATCTCGTTGGAACCGATTCGCTCACGGCCATTCCCGTTCCCGGATCATGAACTACGAAAGTGTTGTTGCGCACGCACGCTCTTGGCTCGGCGTGCCGTTTCGGCACCAAGGTCGAGACCGCAACGGCGTGGACTGCGCAGGGCTCGTCATATGTCTGGGGCGTGAGCTGGGTCTGCTGCCAAAGGATTTTGACGTGAATGGGTACCGGCGCAGCCCGGACGGGACGATGCTGGCCGAGTGCGACAAGCACCTTGACATCGCGCCGATCGCGCAAGCGCATGTTGCTGTTATGCGATTTTCTGAGGAGCCACAACACATCGCGCTGCTCGTTCCTTACCGTCACGGCGGGTTGGCTGTTCTTCACGCGCTGGAGCGCTCAGGCAAGGTCGTCGAGCACCGGATCGACAGCGTCTGGCGCGACCGCATCGTGAAGACATATCGATTCAGAGGAGTGGCCTGAATGGCCCAGCTTGTCTTAGGCGCGGTCGGCGCGGTTGTTGGCTTCTATGTCGGTGGGCCTACAGGGGCGCAAATCGGCTTCGCCCTAGGGTCGGCGGCCGGCGCTTCCATGACGACCCAGAAGGTGCAAGGGCCGAGGCTCGCAGACCTCAAGGCGCCTCAAAGTTCATACGGCGCCGTGTTGCCTTACGTAGAAGGCATGGTGCGAACGGCAGGCGTCTGGGTCTGGAACAGCGAGAAAAGAGAAACCGCGACAGTCACAGAGCGAGGCGGCAAGGGCGGTCCTTCTGTCGAAACTACGACCTACACCTATGACATGGATGTTCTGATTCTGCTGAGCGAGAACAAGCTCGGCGGATTGCGCAGGGTGTGGTCTAACGGAAAGCTGGTGTGGTCCGCTTCAGAAAATGCTACTGAAGACACGATCGAGGCGTCATCTGTGACGGATGCTTGGAAGCGCATCACATTTTATTCTGGCGCTTCTGGCCAGCTTCCGGATCCTACGTACGAAGCCGCTGTTGGCTCAGCTAATGCCCCTGCATACCGCGGCCGCGGCAGCGTCTTCATAGAAGGGCTGAACCTAGGGGGCAGCGGCCAGATACCTGTGCTCACCTTCGAAGTTTTTTCCGAGGGCTTCCCGGCAAGAGCGCCTTTCATTGAAGACTTTGAAGACGGTCTCTCTGTGTATGAAGACGACCCTACCAGGCCTGGTAGCACGGGGACGATCGGTTCGCAGTTCAGCATCATTACCGGAACTCCATTCGGTAATGCGATTCGCCTCGCCGGCGGAACGTTTCCTGCCATCGGTGTCCGTCGAGGACTGCAAGATCCGTATCGAACCTCGGGGTTCAGTTTTTGGACGCGGCTGTCTGGGTCTCTGAACTCGGATGATTCTGGCGCGGTGGCGCTGCTCAACGCTAACGGGTCTACGATTCTTTGGGTGATTCCTTATCGGGAGCTCGGCTCCGATTCGCTTCGACGCCCCCGCGTGTTTGTGAACGGCAGCCAGTACTCTGTTGGCACCGCCGCGATTCCGGCGGGCCAGTGGATTCAGTTTGTTGGGATTAGCAACTACACGACAAACGTCTTCAGTCTCAAGGTCAAAGCTCAAGATGGCACAGAGCTGTCTTCTATACAAATCCCAGGGGTTGTAGACCTGACGGTTGCGTATCTGGCATTCGACAGCGGGCGGAATCTGTCGCCGACTTCCTCCGCTACGCAAACAGACTTCGCCGAGTTCAAACTCTTCGCTACGCGAGCTGTGCCAGACGAAGTTCCACTGTCGGAGGTGGTCGCTCGTCAGTGTGAACGGGCCACCATTGCTGCTTCTGAATACGACGTTTCTGCTTTGTCGGGAAACGTGCGAGGTTTTGCTGTGTCGCAAGTGGTTTCGCCGCGCTCGGTCATCGAGATGTTGGGCATGGCCTACCAATTCGATGCATACGAAAGTGGCGGCAAGGTCGTATTCCGGCCTCGGGCTCAGGCGTCTGTTGCTACGATCCCGTACGACGATCTTGGCGCGAGTACAGGCGAGCGGCCGGAACCTTTCCCGTTGGCGCGCACGAACAATATCGAACTGCCATCGCAGATCGTTCTGAAATACGCCAACGTCTTGAACGACTATCAAGATGGCGTGGAGCTGTCTGATCGGCTGACAACAGAGCTCAATTCTGTAGAGACCACAGAGTTGGCCTTGGTTCTGACACCGACAGAAGCGCGGCGGATCGTAGAGATTCGGGCGAATGACATTCAGAACAGCGTGTTGAGTGTGCAAGGGCTGGCCGTAGACAGGTCGTACGCGCGCTTGGAACCTTGCGACGCGGTGACGGTCGTCGATGACGACGGTACTGCATATCGACTGCGCATCCTTCGTATTTCGGACTCTGGGCTTGTCCGAAAGATCGATGGGGCTCTTGACGATCAATCCGTTGTATCAGGTTCGGCTAACACAGATGAAAACTACACCGAAAGCGAAGTTGTTCAGACCAAGGCCGGCACGAATCTGGAGTTGCTGGACATCCCGTTGCTTCGAGACATCGACGACGGCCTGATTCACTACCTTGCCGTCGCCAAGTCCACCAACGATGGCGCTTGGCCAGGCGCGGAGGTGTTTCGAGCGCCGGATGACGTCTCGTACACGTCCATCGCCAAGTTCTCAGATCGCACCTACATCGGCAATGTTGTAGGCACCTTGGGCAATTTTGCAGGCGGCAACGTGTTCGACGAGGTCAATGCCCTGTCGGTAAAGGGTGTTGGCGTTCTGGAAAGCTGGACGCGCGACCAGATTCTGAATGGCACCGCGCGACCTTTGCTTGTCGGTTCGGAGATCGTCTACTACAGGCAGGCGACCCCTGGCGGCGACCCGGGCGAGTACGTCCTGCGCGGCCTTCTGCGCGGCCGTCGCGGCACCGAGTGGGCTGTTTCTGGGCACACGGCGGGCGAACGCGTCGTGTTGCTCGCCGAGGCTGGCATGCGCAGAGTTGTCAACACTCAGGCGGAGCTCAATGTTGCGTTTGACTTCAAGGGGGTGACGAACGGTTCTGCTTTAGACTCTGTCACCAAAAAGACATTCACAAACACAGGCATCGCTTCTAAGCCATTCGCTCCGGTAGATTTGCGCGCGTCTGTGGTCGACGGTTCGACAGAAGTTGTTTGGAAGCGCAGGACTCGTTTGCAAACGAGATTCACAGGCTCCGCCGGCATCAATGTCCCGCTCGGCGAGGCGGAGGAAAAGTACGAGGTCTCAATCTACTCCAACTCGTCGCCTGTCTCTTTGCTGGCCAAGACGACGGTCACAGAGCCGCGATTCCGCGCGGTCGACGTTTCGGCCGCCACCATTCTGAAGACCTATACCAAGGGCCTCGCTTACCCGTACGTTCATGCCGGCAACCTGTACGGCGTGGACGTCGAGGGGTCCGGCGTGCGACTCATGCATCGCATGAACAACGCCGGCGCCGTGGCGGCAAGCTCGTTCGCGCTGAGTGACAAGGGGGTGCTCTACGACGTGGTGTACGTCGGCGGAACCTGCTATGCGGTTGGGCACTTCCTGACAGACACCGTGCCGACTGCGTTCGCGGTGTCCCGGTTGCTCAAGTTCCAGCTCTCGACTTTCGGCACGCTGGACGACTTCTATTCTCCGAGCTCTCTGGGCGACGTCAACTGCCTCGCTTGGGACGGCACCAACATTTGGTCAACGGGCTACGTGACCGGAGTGCTGCGCAAGCATGCGGCGAACCTCTCTGTGCTCGAAACGTACAGCGTCGGTTCGGGTGCGTGGGGGCTGGCCTACGACGCTGGGACCTTCTACGTCGGCAGCGTCCAGCAGACCAAGGTTCGCGCCTATGTCCCGGGCGCATCTCCTGCGGTTCAGTGGGAGACCGACCTCGGCCAGTATCATCAGCGCGTCTTCTTCCACAACGGGTTGCTGTTCGTCTCTTCAAGCTCAAAGGTCTTCGTGCTGGATGCGGATGATGGGTCGATCCTTGAGACCTACGACGACGGCGGGGCGCTCAACCTGGGCATCGGCGCGACCTTTTCTGTTGTAGCCGGTGAAGTGTGGTATCGGCCGTCGGTGGTCAATGCCGCCTTGGGTCCTTTCCGCAAGCTCAGTGCGACAGACGGCAGCATCGTCGGTTCCGTGCCGCTGGCGGATATGACGGCCGTTTTCGGCGAGATCAACGGCAACGCCTACGGCGTCGGCTCCCCGACCAACAACTTCAACAACTACGACGGGTATGAGTTCGAAGTCAGTTCAGTAGGCGCCGTCCTCACCAATGTTCAAATTCGAGTCTCTCAGGTTGGCCGGAACGGCATAATTGGGTACGAAGCAAGCAAGGACCTCTAGCATGCAACAACTTTCGTCTTCTCAGACCTTCCCCGAGGTCCCGATCAACGAGAACTTCGAGACCCTGGAGCATCAGCAGGTCTACGGCAAGCGCCACCCGGCCACGACCGGGTTGACGTGGGCGTACTACGGCGGTCGCTGGGGCGGGTTCTCGATCGCCAACGGCACCATCACGCTCACCAATGCCGCGACCAACTACCTCGTTGTCAATCGCAGCACAGGCGTCATCTCGTCGAGCACCAACACGACGAATTGGAACAACACGGCTGACTATGCGCGGGTCTACAAAATCACGACGGCCGGCAATGTCGTGACCGCGGTGGAGGACCACCGTGCTGGGCCCAATGGGGTGCATGGCGGCGGCTCCGGAGCTGTGGAGTTCCTGGGCCAGTTGCAGGACGTCGACACAACGGGGGCCACGAATGGTCAGGTGCTGACGTACGACACGTCTTCTTCGCCGCCAGTGTGGAAGCCGGCTGCGGGCGGCGGCGGCGCGACGGCCGGGAAGCAGCAGGTGTTCATCCCTGCTTCGGCCATGGTGCCAAGTGCCACGAACGGCTGCGAACCGTTGAGTACGATCGCCGTCGCTTCAGGCCAGCCGGATATCACTGCTTTGCGCTTCGATCCAACTACGACCGAGTACGCTGAATTTAGCATCTCGATGCCAAAGAGATGGAACGCCGGCACGTTCACCGCGAGGTTCGATTGGACGCACCCCGCCACCTCTAACAACTTTGGGGTTGTCTGGGGGATTCGCGCAGTGGCCCGCGGCGACGGAGACCCCATCGGCACCGCCTTCGGCACGGGCGTCGTGACGACCGACACAGGCGGGACCACCAACACGTTGTATCGAACGGCGGAGTCTGCTGCCATCACCGCGTCTGGCGACCCGGCGAAAGAAGACACTGTGTTTTTCCAGGTGTACCGCGACGCGCCCAACGCGGCCGACACGTTGGCGGTGGATGCTATGTTGTTGGGCGTCAGCCTGTTCTACACGTCAGATGCGGAGAATGACGCGTGATCCTGAGTCCTTTGTCTGTTCAGCGAGACGCAGAGTTCAAGGACACTGCCATCCTGTTCAACTGCGACGGCCCGGACGGAACAGGGAACCTTCGAGACTCAGGCCGGAATCGTCTCGCTTGGACAACGACGAACGTGACACACAGCAACGTGACTGCTGTGTTTGGGAATACATCGGCTCGTGTCACGACGAACAACGGGCGCGTTTCCCGCGATTCGTCGTCTCTGGTGACGCGCTCTGGGGCCAACACGTGGACGTTCCAGACGCGCTTTCGCACAACGTCTTTGAGCTCTCCCATCGTCATATTCGACAACGACAACCTGTCGACGAACACGACCGGCTGGCAAGTGTACATCAGCACGGCCGGGCGCATTGCAGTTTATTCTGGCCCGCAAGCTCTGAACTACGGGTTGTTCACTGGCGGCGACATCGCGGTGAATACCTGGGTTGAGGTTGCGGTTACATGGGACGGCACCGTGCTGCGGTTTTTCAAGGACGGAACGCTTCTTGGCACATCGCCTGCTGGATTCACGAATGTCTGGGGGAATCGCCTGACGCTTTTCAACAGCGCGTTCCACAGTCAAGGCGGAGCGGGGACCACCTACTACGACGCCTTGCGTTTCGTTAGGACTTGTCTTTTCACGACGTCGTATACGGTAGCCACAAAGCGTTTCACGGGATATTGATGTCACCAGACTTGTATTGCTGGCTTGGGTTGCGTCGACCGCGAGGATAATTAGGTGCACTATGGAACGATACAACGGCGTAGAGCGCAGGGCTGAGTATCGACCGCCGATCGCGGCCGAGGTCAGGGCATGGATCAGCGTCGGCGTCGTGCTGGCCGTGCAGATCGTCGGCGGAGTGTGGTGGGCAGCGACCCTGTCAGCGCAAAACGCCGGCATGCGCGACTTGCTTGTTCAGTTGCGCAGTGAGATGAAGGAATACGCTCTGAAGTCAGATGTCGAAAGGCGCTTTGACGAAAAGAACCGTGTGCTGCTCGATCATGAGTCGCGGCTGCGCTCGGTCGAGGCGACGAAGGGGAAGAGATGATTGCGGAATCACTCCTTGGCGGGATTGCCGGCGGCGTCTTCCGGCTTGTGCCGGAAGTGATGAAGTTGCTTGATCGGAAGAACGAGCGCGAGCACGAGCACCGGATGATGATGGTGGAGGTCGCGATCGCCGAGAAGCGGATCGAGGCGGGGCTCCGCGAAGGCGACCAGCGGCTGCAGGCGAGCGAGTTGCAGGCTATGGCCGAGGCGCTGCGCGAACAAGGCGAGACCGCTCGCGCTGCGGGCCGTTTGGTCGCGGCGATCTCGGCGCTGGTCCGCCCGCTCGTCACCTACTGGCTGGTCTTTCTGTACTCCGCGCACAAGCTGGCCGCCGCGCTCCTCGCGTACAAGCGGGATGGAGATTGGCGCGAGATCGTCCAGAATTCTTGGGGCGAGCAGGACTGGACGATCATGTCGATGGTGCTGACGTTCTGGTTCGTCGGCCGAGTATGGGAGCGATCAAGTGCGTCGCGCGGCTGAACTGGCCAGCCCCCTAATCAAGCGCTGGGAAGGGCTTCACAAGAGGGTCGGCTCGAAGGTGGCGCCCTACTTGTGCCCGGCCGGCGTCTGGACAATAGGTTGGGGGTCGACGAAGTACCCTGACGGGCGAGCGGTGACGAAGGACGACCCGCCGCTCTCGCCGGAGGCGTGTGACCGCATATTCGACGCCGACCTCCCGCGGTACATGGCGCAGGCGCTGAAGGCGTCGCCTGTACTCGCCGCCCACGAGGCGCGCCTCGCGGCGGTGACGAGCTTCGTGTACAACCTCGGCGCCGGCCGCTACCGGGCGTCTACCCTCCGACGGCGAATCGACGCCCGGGATTGGGTCGGAGCGGCGCAGGAGTTCCCGAAGTGGGTCCGGGCAGGCGGGCGAGTCCTCCCTGGGCTCGTAGCGCGCCGCGCCCAGGAGCGGGCGCTCTTTGAGCGTGGCAGCTAGGCCGCCGAATGACGCAACCATTGGGCAATGGCTGGGCGCCCGGAGCAAGAAAAGGCCGGCATCCGGTGCGCCCGGCGCACGCTAGACGACGGCCGCGTGATGGTCACGCGAGAGCCGTCTGCGGATCAGTTTGAGTGATGATCAAACTGCGCCCGCAGGACGGATGCTAGGGCGTGGGCGCGGCGGTAGCCTGCCCCGCCCCGCCTCGCCAGGCCAGGCCGAGCCTTGCCTGCCTTGCCTCGCCTGCCTTGCCCCGCCCCGCCGTGCCAGGCCACGCCTTGCCCAGCCGCGCCTTGCCCAGCCCGGCCTGCCTTGCCATGCCACGCCCGGCCGAGCCGCGCCGCGCCTTGCCGCGCCGGGCCAGGCCGCGCCACGCCACGCCGAGCCACGCCTGCCTTGCCTAGCCCAGCCACGCCTAGCCGCGCCTGCCTGGCCTGGCCACGCCTCGCCTTGCCTAGCCCCGCCGCGCCCCGCCTCGCCTGCCTTGCCTAGCCCAGCCACGCCTAGCCGCGCCTGCCTGGCCTGGCCACGCCTTGCCCAGCCGCGCCTTGCCCAGCCCGGCCTGCCTTGCCATGCCACGCCCGGCCGAGCCGCGCCGCGCCTTGCCGCGCCGGGCCAGGCCGCGCCACGCCACGCCGAGCCACGCCTGCCACGCCATGCCGCGTCTCACACGGCGCTAGGCCGGTTCGCTGGTCAGCGACAGCCGCACGTTGAGCGTCATCTGCAGCAGCTGCAGAATGTCCTGCTCCACGCCGACCGCCGCGGCAACGCTCTGTGCGCGGATGAGCGCGGCATACACCCGGCCGCACTCCGCCAGCACGACCTCGCGCGCGATCTCGGCATCGTCGCGCACTCGCACGACCGAGGTGTAGCCCTGCTCGCGCACGCCGCACTCCGGGTCGCGCACGAAGTACGGCGCCCGGATCGTGCGGCTTTCGTTGGTGATGACAACGCGCACGTTGCGGATCAGCTGCCGCGCCACCTCGCGCCAGTGCTCTTCGGCGGCCTTCTGGACGTCCCAGTCGAACTGGTCGTGCAGCGGGCTGTCGGGACGCTTGGCGTCCTCCACCACGATATCGGGCGTCAGCGTGCCGTGCTGCTTGTGCAGCTGGATCAGGTAGTCGTTGACGGTCTGGTTCATGTCGCAATCTCCACTGTCAAGCCACGGCCTTGAAGCCGCGGCGGCGCACCTCGACGTCGAACCACGCGAGCAGCTCCGCGGTGTCGTCGTCGTAGGCCTCGGGGTCTTGCATCGCGGCTTCCTGAGCCGCGCGCCCGCCGGTCTGCGTGATCTCAAGCAGCTGCGGATCGTCCGCGCCGACGACGGTGAACTGCCCGTAGGTGCCGGCGCCCTTCTCCGGCCGGAAGTCGCCCACGCCGACCGTCATGCCGGCGGCGGCCAGCAGGTTGGCGATGGCCTGCTCGCGCATCAGGGGCTTCACAAAGGTGATGCTGAGCACCGCCGCCCACTTGGGCACGATGCAGCGGGTGCGCACGTCGGGCGTTCGGTTCATGTCGGCGGACCGTACGATGGTGCTGTAGACCTGCGGGATGCCGTAGATGGGCACGTACTCGCCGGGGATGTAGGTGAGGCGGCCAATCTGCGACTTCTTGGCGCCGGGCAGGTCGAGGGCGGCGGTACGCAGCGCGCCCTTGAAAGCCGTCGACGGCAGCGCGAGCAGGGTGGGCGCGCTGGGGTCGCGCAGCCGCACGGGCGCGGCGCGGAACTCCTCGAGCGGGTTGTGCTTGAGGTTGCTGGCCTTGTCGGCGGCCGTCTTGCGCGGCGCCGGCAGCAGCAGCTCGTGCTTGGCCTTCTCGGCCAGCCGGTTGAGGATCAGCGGCGTGGTGCCGACGACGGCGACGGTGATGGTGCCGGTCTGGATCTCGATGATCGAGATCTCGCCGCTGTCTTGAGTTTGCTTTCGGGTTGCCATGATGTGCTCCTAGCTACGTGTGTCGCGGGTTTTGGCCTGTCCCGCGATAAACAGGGCAGCGATGTCGGATTGCGCTGCGGTCGATCTTTTATCGGGCGCCGCCCAACGACGGCTACGCCGCTTGTGGTTGGGCCTGTCCCACCTAGGCTACGCAGCTGCGGGCAGTTTCCCGCGGCTACCGGGCCTCGCGCAGCCTCGGCGCGAGCGCGTCCAGCACGGCAGCGCGCTCCTGCGTCAGGCGCAGGAGGTCAAGATAGACCCCGGCCGGCACCTGGTGCGTGCCGGCCGCCCAGCGGCGGATGGTGCGGTCCGCGACGCCGAGGTCGCGGGCCAGTTGGGACTGCCAGCGGGGCCCGTAAAGGGCCTCGCCGGCCTCGACGAGGAGGCGGCTCACTGCTGGGCCTCGCGCCAACCCTGGGAGTGGCCGCGCTCGTGCTGGCCGCGCATCGCGTCGGCCAGCTCGGCGAGCTGCCGGCTGTTGACGGCAGCGATGACGCCGGCAGGGATGGCGTCGATGATGGCCGCCCACGTGCGCGGGTTGCGGCCGATGGCGGCCAGCCGCTGGGCGCGGCGGATCTTGATGGTGCTCATTCGTCGTCTCCCACCCAGGTGTACACCCCAGCCCGGGGCAGGGCCTCGACCGCGGCGAGGGCGTCCTCGTCGGAGCCGTCCTCAAGATGGAACGTCGGCGGGGCGACCCGCACGTCGTAGAGGCAGCGGGTCGTCCGCGCCTCGCTGGCGGGGACGCGCTCGTAGCGCCCGCCGATGCGGGCGCTGGGGTCCGTTTGCTGGTCCACCGCCGCGCAGGCGGCTTCTGGAGTTTCGGCGTCAACGACGCCCCAGACGTGACCGGTGTAGGTTTCGATGATCGCGAATCTCACAATGGCCTCCTTGCCATTAGGCGCCGGCCTGCGCCGGCGCGGGTTGATGATCGGCCGCGCTCAGGCGGCCGGCACGTATGACGTGCCGAATGGGACATACGTCCCATCCTCCACCTCGGACTCGGGCGGCACATTCGCCCGAGTCCCGATCCAGCAGCGGTAACCGACCACTGCGTTGTTGCCAATGACTGCCAGGTCATCTACCTGGCAGATGCCGTACACGTTGGCGTTGTCGCCAACGGTCACCAGGTTGTACAGCCTGGCCTGATCCTGGACGACTGCGCCGGCGCCAATCCAGCACCGGGCGCCGATGTAGGCCCGGCGCCCGATGTAGGCGCCGGCCTCGATGACGGTGCCGTCACCGATGACGGCACCGTCGTCTACGTGGGCGCCGTCGCCCACGTAGACGAACCGCCCCAGCCGAGCGCTGGGGTGAACTCGGGCCGACTTCTCGACCCGCGTCCCCATCCCGATGGGGACGTAGTAGACACCTTCCGAACCGTCCACAATGGCCTCCTTGCCATCTCGCGCCAGGCCCCATTGCCCGGCGCATGTCCGCACTATAGGCCACGCGCGGCAGCCTGTCAAGCGTGTTGTGGACCCCTAGGGTTAGGGGGTGACGTGTGCGGCCCACACGTCGCTCCGCTGCCCCGGCAGCCGCCCGGTGCGCTGCTAGGCCCCGCCGCGGCCGAGCACGGCGCCGTCCAGCCGCAGCCGGTAGGTCTGCGAGCGGCCGTCGATCTGCAGCAGCTCGCAGCGGGTGACCTGGCCGTGCAGGCACAGCTCAACGTGGCCGACGACGGTGCCTGCCGCGATGATCGGCGGGCCTGGGCGCGGTGGCCACGCCTCGAGCTCGGCGTCGCGGCGGGCGCGCTGGGCGCGTGATCGGCGGGTGGTGGGCGCAACGCTCATGCGGGTTGTCTACAGCACGTTAGCCCTCTTGCGACAGGCTGGCATGCACGTTGTCCCAGAACATGCGGTCATCGACGCGCAGCAGGAACCCTTCGCCCATCATGTCGCCGCCGGTGCTCACAATGTGCGCCGCGCAAGTCCACGCCTTCGCTGTGTCCACATCATCCGGCGTGCAGCGCTCAATCTTCTCCAGCGCCAGCAGGTGCGGGCACTCGCGCGTCCTTACGCCTTTGCAGCACGTCAGGTGGTTGTCATTGACCGGCACTGGGGCCTGCATGCTGCACTGCTGGTGCGTTTGCGGCAGCGCGTTCTCGCGCTCCTGCCGGAACAGCCTCACCATTCGCGGCACCTCGTCGGCCATGGTCTTGGCGTCGTACATGAAGCTCAGCTCGCGCCACTCGTTGCCGGCTGCGCGCCGCTCGTCGCTGTGCCTGTTCACAGCAACATGCCATTCGTGGCTCAGCGGGTACTGCAACATTTCCATGTTTCCTCCACCAGAGGGCTAACCCCTCGGTCAAGGCGAGGCCCAACGGCTGGCCACACCTGTTCGCTACGGCTAGTTTTGCGGCGCCGTTGGTCTCGCATTACCTCAAACGTTAGGCATCAACAACGCGCTCGTTCCAAGCGTTGTACTCAGCCTCGTAGCGCGCAGCGTTCACGTCGCTTTGCAGTGCGGCCATCTTTTCCATGATTTCGGCCTCGCAAGCTGCAATGTCAAGTTGCGGGTAGGCGTCTGGACTTTCCCACCCTGCGCCGAAATTGACCTCAGTGATGCTTACGCTCGGATCGTAACCCGGGCTGCCGACTCCGGCGCGTGCGTCAAACCACTGCGCCTCACCCCTGTCGTAATCGAAGCGCACGCGAAACTGCGTGTCTTCGTGCCATAACTCCAGTTCTGTCGGTAGCTTCATACTTTCTTTGCAAGTGTTGTGCGTCGTGACCCATGCCAACAGCTTATGCACGCCGAAAGCCGTCTGGTTCCGCCGGCGCACAGTCCGCCGGCCAGTGCCCGGCCAGCGCCTCGTCGGCAACCCTGGCGAGATAGGACAGCTCGGCCGTGTCGCCGCCGACCTCAATCTCCTCTTCAGGCGTCAAGGCAGCGTACATGAAGTGACCCTTGATGCGGTCACGAATCTCGGTCAATGCCGAACGCAGGGTCTGCACATCCGCATTCGTCTCCAGCACTTCGCTGCCGCAGTCGTTCCAGTTGCGCATTGCGTAGTCCACGGCCTGGGCGTGAGTCGGCCACCAGGAGCCAAACGCATAACCTGCGTGGCACATGAGCCACTCTCTGGTGCCGGGATCTGATCCCACTTGACGATAAACGACGATGAAGTCAGGATGGTCGCGCAACCAGCGGTAGCGCGCGGCGTCGGCCACAAGAGCAGGACGCTCGGCCTCAAGGTCGGCCACGCGGCGGCGCAGGTGCTCGCGCTCGGCAGGCGTCGGGCGACTGTGCATTTTGCTTGATGCTTCACTCAACAGGACGACTGACGGTTCCGCTTCGTTCTGCGTTAGCCTGCTGCGCTCTCTCACGTTTGGCCCTCAAACGAGCCAGCTTTGCAACCGTCTTTTTCAAAATCAGCGCGTCGTCCGGATGCGCCCAGCACTTGAACTGCACTAAGCCCGCAGCACGCAGCCGCGCTTTACGGGCGGCCTGGCGCTGGGCCGGAGTTTTTGCCGCGCTCATGCTTTTGGAGCGCTCCGAAGAACGTGCAACATTCCACCGACGGTACAACGGTAGATGCGCCACTTCGGAGCATCAGGCGGCGAGTACCAGTAGGCGACGTGCCGCCCTTGCGAGTCGAGCTCGCGGCCGACGCGGCCAAGGCGCCGCGCAGCTTCCTTGGCGATGCGGGCGGGCATCATCGTGCCGCCTCCAGCACCTGCGCGAAGGTCCAAACCTTCGCGCACCCGTCGTCGACGACGACGTAGCCGCGGGCAGCGTCGGCCCATGGCAGCTCGCCGGCGCCGGGCAGCGCCTGCACGCCGATGAGCTCGATGCCCTTGGCGCGCAGCGCCCGAAGGGTCTTGGGGGAGAAGTCGCGCTGGGCGACGAGGGAAGAGACGCTCATTGGAGCCTCCGTAGGAATGCGCGGGATTGCGCTGTTTGCTGATCCGATGACTGAATCTTAGCCGCCCGTGAGCACTCACGCAAGCGCTATTTACAACTGTTACATCTTCGCGCGGCGACACAGCTGGCTACCCAGCTGTCAATGCGACAGGCTGAACAGGGCAGCGATGACTAGTCGCTGCTGCTGTGTGGGCCGGCGTCAGCGGCGGCAAAGCGCATGCGTTAGGCCCCACGAATCGCATCGCCAATCTCGCGCAGGGCGTCCATCGTCCACTGTGCAGCCAGCTCGCCGGCTGCGCTGTTTCCAACCGGCACGCGGTGCGCTTCGACAATCCGCGCGCACCGCTCGCGCTCTGCGGCCACGCACGCGGCGGCGTAGGCGCGCATGTCCTCTGCGGTCCAGACGGGCACCTGCTCGGTGCCGCGCGTCACCACGTCGAAACGCTCTGGCATTGGAGGGTGGTCGTCGGCGGCCATTTGTTGCCGTTGGCTCATTGGTCGGTAGCCGGCGCAGTGGACGCATCACTTGGCTCGCTGCCGGCATTGTCATGCGCCACAAATACCGGGTCGACGTCCGGCTCGGCGTTGGTGTCGGCGTAGTCCACGACCTCGGCAGCCTGCGTCTTGCCCGAGATCACCGCCCGCACGGCCGCCAAACTGCCGCCTGCTGGCTTCACTTCGTCGGCGATGCCG